GTATATAAATGACAACAGTTGAACCTCGTAATATTATTGATATAAGCAAACAAATTATAGATATTATACCTAAAAATGAATTCCAACTAATAAATAAAATAGAAAATTATATAAGAACTTTGTGGAACCAACCTCCTGAAGTTTTAAAAGGTAGCTTATGTTGGAGTCAATTTTCATCAATTTTAAATGAAGAAATACCAATAATATCTGAAGATTGGCAAATAAAAATAAGAATAATAATAAATAATGAATAATATATTATTTCTTTATATTACAAATTAAATAAATTTCATTTAATTTATAAAAAGAAGAGTATGCCAAATTTCAAGCCAAAATCAAATAAAAAAATAAAGTTTAATAAAAAATCTTCAATAACACTTGATACAAAGCATAAAGAGTTTTTAAATGAATTTTCAAAAGACGAGCATAATATTATACCTGAAATAAAAATAGAAAGACAAGAATTAAGAAACAAACTTAAAAGTGAATGTGAAGAACTTACTCTAGAACAGATTCTTGATATAGAAGATAAAATTAATGAATTAACTGATAAAATTAAAGAAATTAAATCTAAAAAAAAGGATTATTTTTTAGATAACTCAAGGTTTATTTTTGAATACTTTGAAAATAAAAAAAATATATCAGGTGGCAATAATGTTCAAACAGCTACAAATAAAACTAAACTAGTTAATTCCTTTTTTAAAATTAAACCAGAAAACGAAACTGATAAATTAGCTCAGAGAGAAAATAATAATATAGTCCAAAAATATTTAAGCAACATAGATGATATTTTTCTCGACGTAAATACGTTCATTTGCCAGACCGATATTTGTCAAACTTGTCACAAGGGTGAATTAATTCCTCTTGAAGATGAAGGCATTATGGTTTGCAATACTTGTTCAAGAAGTATTCCATATCTAATTGAAAATGAAAAACCATCATACAAAGAACCACCAAAAGAGGTCTGCTTTTATGCTTACAAAAGAATTAACCATTTTAAAGAAATATTAGCTCAATTTCAAGGAAAAGAAACAACACAAATACCTCTGGATGTTATTGAAAATATTAAACTTCAAATTAAAAAAGAGAGATTTGAATTAAATCAAATTACAAATATTAAAACCAAAGAAATTCTCAAAAAATTAGGTTATAATAAATACTATGAGCATATACCATTTATTAAAGATAAATTAGGAATAAAACCACCTATTATGTCTCCCGAATTAGAAGAAACACTTTGTAACCTTTTTATCGAGCTACAGTCACCTTATTCTAAAAATTGCCCTGATGATAGAGTTAATTTTTTGAATTATTATTATACAGCTTATAAATTATGTGAACTGCTAGGAGAAGAACAATATCTTGAACACTTTCCGATGCTCAAAGATAAGGAAAAAAGAATAGAACAAGACGTAATTTGGAAAAAGATATGTGAAGAACTTGATTGGGAATTTATTCCTACTATTTAATTTGTTGGATTATAAGGAAATAATGTTAATTCCCTTGTATTATAAATAGAAAAGTTAGGGTCATAATTATTTGCTCCTACACCATTACCGAAACACATACCTCCACGTTGTTTGCGACTTTTACGACCAGTTTTGCGGGCATTTTTTCTTCCAGTTTTGCGAGTTTTTCTTCCTTTACGCTTCTTCATTGTTCTTCTCTTTTTTCTACCACCATTCATATCATCATCACTATCAGCCTCATTATCAGTTGCAGCATAATCACTATTAATATCTAATTCATGTATATCCATTTGACCATCATGAGCATCTTCAATATCCATATTATGATTAACAACAGCTTGTGTTGGTGGCATTCCTTGGTTCATATGTTCTTCATCAAGAGCTTGCTCTACTGCATCAGCTAAATCGTCTGAATTTCCATGAAAATCATCACCCGTTATTTCTTGTACTTTTTGGTTAACTTGTTCAAACGTAAGTCCCATAAGCTGAAATCTCTCAATCTGTCCTGGATAAAATCCTGTATTTTGTAATACTGCCTTTTGTTCCTCACTAAAATCTCCTCCTTTCATAACTCTTCTACCTCTTGTTACCTTACGTTTTGTGTGCATTTGTTTGCGACTTTTTACCATAATATATTATATTAAGATTAAATATATTATGTTACTTTAATTGTCTTAGAAACCACCAGGGAATCTAACCAAGTTAGCACCAATACCGAAACCTGCACCAGAGCGAGCAGTAGCACCCATGCTAGGGACATAGGTGTCAAGAATGCTAAATGTGGCAGCAGCAGTTAGAGCAATCAAAACAATCTCCTCAATGTTCAAGGAACGTTTAGGAATAGCATAAGCAGCAATAGCTACCATTAAACCTTCGACAAGATACTTAATGATTCTTTTAACAAGTTCACCGACGTTTATTAAACTGTTCATTATAATAAATAAAAAGAAAAAAATATATATTTGCGATAAAAAACTTAAAATTAAATAGTATAATTAATTAAAATGGATCGTTCTAAAGATAAGAATTCTAAAAAGTCTGGCTTTGAAAGAAAACAAACTAACGGAAAAACTAATCCTAAATATGTTGATTTGTTAGAAGAAGATAAACCAATTGCAGGACAAAAATTTGTTTGTGTATCTTTTTGTTCTCCTGAAAAAATTCTAAAGGAGAAGGAAATTTATTTTTTTGAAGAGTTCCTAAAGAAATGGGAATTTAATAAATCAATGGAAAAATTTGTGCAGTTCCTAAATTTTATTTCATATAAATATAATGTTTCTTTTGAAGATGTTTCAAATGATTTTAAAGATTTTGTTAAAGATGAAAGAGAGACGTTATCAAAGTCAAGTATGGATGATGATTATAAAACATTTTTAGATAATAATGAAGAAGAACTTCAAAAACAATTTGATATTGCTCACAACTTTCAAACTTGCACAAGAGGTTTAAAAGTTCGCGGTTCATATCCTACTCAAGAAGAAGCAGAATTGAGATGCAAAATGTTAAGAGAAATTGACCCCAACCACGATGTTTTTGTTGGACCTATTGGTATGTGGATGCCTTGGGACCCTGAAGCTTATAAGACTGGACGTGTTGAGTATATGGAAGAAGAGCTCAATCAATTAATGAAGGAAAAAACTAAAAATGAGTCAAATGCTAAAACTGCTTTCGAACAACGCACAAAAGAAGCTAAGCAAAAAGCTATTGAGGAAAATATTAAATCTGCTGAGAAATCAGGTAACACTTTAACACAAACTATTGATGACCAAGGAAATTTGGTTGGTGTTAATAATGCTAACACTCAAGAATTTGCATTGAAAGAACAAGAAAATATTTCAACTGCTGATATATGCATGGAATTGTTCGAAGGAGAAAATATTGTTGTTGGAAAAACTGATAATGGTCAAAGTCAATTGGTTAGTGGACCTTTCGCTAATAAAAAGGATTAAAAATATAAAGAATTTATAAAAAGTAATTTAAAATTAATTAAATAATATAACTATTATGAGAACATGTTATATTATTTCTACGTGTGATAAATATTTGGAAACAAGAGTTAAGTATCAAATGGATACAATGTTGAAAAATGTTGATAGGCAAGATATTTTTTATCTTACAACTAAACCTGATATTGAAAACCGTCAATTTGGGTGGTATTCTATGGATGATATGCAAAATATTACTTGGAAATATATACATTTTATTTACAATATGAATATTCTTAATTATGACTGGTATATATTTATTGATGATGACACTTTTGTTTTTAAAAATAGACTAGAAACATTATTATCTCTCTACAATCCAAATGAATGTTATTATATAGGCAAAGAATTAGACCATATAAAAAACCAGTTTTGTTTATATATGTCTGGGGGTGCAGGTTATGCAATTTCAAATAAATTATATAATCTTATTCATTCTTACATAAAAAAAATAGGTATAAATGAAGCATATTATCCTATTATTAATTTAGCAGAACAATTTTGTGATGATTTATGTATTGGATTATGGATTCAAGAAATCAAAAAAGATAATAATGTGAAACAAATTAATAATAATTTATTTAATACTGGGTTGCAAAATGATGATTCTGAACTTAAAACATCAATTACAATTCATAAAGTTACAACAAAGGAGCTATATGATTTTTATTCATCGATTGACGCAGATGTTAAAGTTATCGAAGAAAATAAAGTAGAAATATTAGAAAATACTAAAACTGTTTTTGCTCTAGTTTCAGATTCTAATTATTTTAATAAAGCTAAAAGAACTATTCTTGATTTAAGAAGTAAAGGTAATTGGAATGGTGATATTGTTTTGGTCACAATTGATTTTGATTTGAATTCAAATTTTAAGGATTTTTATAATATTATTGAAGTTAAATTTCCTTCAATTGATAAAACACACTTACTTGCAAATATAGGAGAAAATGGGTTTAATGATACAACAGATAAGAGAGAAATAAACAAGTTAAATCAATGGGAGAAATTACATATATTTGATGATTATTTTACCAAATGGGAAAGGGTTGTATTTTTAGATTCTGGATTAAGAGTTTTAGATGATGTAAAATATTTATTAGAACTTGACTATAAGAATAGATTAATAGCTCCAAAAGATGGAAAATTATATAATGACCAATCATTTAATTGTCAATTAAGTTATGATAAACCTGAATTGATTGAATCACTCAAAAATGAATTTGGTGAAAATATTTTAAAATCAAATTATATGCTGAATTGCGTATGGATTTATGACACAAATATATTAAAATTATGTGATAAAAATCAACTCATTGAAGCAATGAATAAATATACTTTTTGTAAAACAAATGAAATGGGAATAATGAATATAATATTACATTTTAAATATAATTTATGGGAACCATTTCCTATTAAAGCTTCTAATAATAAAATTTTATTTGATTGGTGTGAATTAAATAATCCAGATACAAATTGGAGAGATTATTGTTATATAAAATATCCAGTATCAATTTCATTTGAAGACTGCTAATATTATTTTTCAAAATCTGGTTTATTTGGATAATATTCATTAAAAAATTCGAGCATTTCTTTAGAAACTATTTTACGTTTTTTTGGGTCAGTTTCCACATCATTTATACAGAAAAATTTTGGTCTGATTGTAAAAATTTTGTTTAATTTTTTTGCAAAAGTTGGGTCTATTGATGGGACGTAATAAAATAATTTATTTACATTATTTTCATTATTTACTAATTTTGCTTTGTCTTGTAAATACATAAATTTTGCAATTGGGTAATGTATTTGTTGGCAAGGAGAATTCAAGTTATTTTTCTCACAAATGTCAAAACCTCTATCATTTCTTTTTTTTGTCATACGTATCCAATCAACATAATCAGCATATGTTTTATTAAATTCAAGGACAGAATCTTTTATTTGTGAAATTGGAATATGTTTATATAACTTATCTGCATTTTGTGGAATGCCAAAATTTAATTTGTGTTCACCTCCATCTTTAACAACATTTCTTAGATTCAAAACATAATCATCAATTTTAGCTTTTCCATCTGGTGTAAAAAAATCAGTATATTTTACTTTTTTCCCTAAAAAAATGTCATCGTTAAAATATATATAATGATTTGATAACCCTTTAATATTTGCAATAGTTGTTTCTATTGCGTTAGAATTTGTATTTGGCAAATATTTACTAGATGGAAAAGTATCTTTGTGCTCAACAATTACTATTTTATCATTATTTTTAATCCAACTAGGTTGTTTAAAATTATTCATTAAAATATATATCTTATTAACCCAAGGTGCAAAAAAATAAATAGAACGCAAACTATATTTTAATTCATAGTTGTATGCTAACCTTCTATTATTTGACATTTCTTCTCCTTTCCACGTATAAACGACATCAATTGGAAACGGTGATTTTTTTGACGCTCTTCGTTTTAAAGTTTTATTTTTTGCTTTATTTCTATTTTTTTTACTTTTATTAGCAATATATTTCATATATAATATTTATAAAATATATTTTACCATTTATTTGCTTTTTTAACACTAATTTTTGGTCCACCTCCACGCTTTTTAGTTTTATTTGGGTCATATGCCTCTTCTTCTTCATCATCTTTAAGGTTTTTAGATAATTCCCAGAATTCTTTTGAACCTAATCTAAAATCTCCGTGGCTATCAGCTTTATACCAAAATACTTGGTCGTGTAGCTTATTTGATTTTGAATTATTATTAATTACTAAACATTCGTAATTTTCTGTACATTGGTCCATCACTTGACAAAATGCTTCAAAAGTTGGAAACATGCCTGCATAATTTTCGTAAATTCTTTTTCTATTTGCAATATAGTTCTCTCTAAGAATAAAAACATAATCAATATTTGTTCTTAGAGTTGGTGGGATACCTAATGGATACTGCATTGTTATGACCAACATCACCTTCCAATGTCTTCCATTCATGAACAACAATCTCATCATTTTATCACGAGTCCACGTAGCGTCATATAAACAATCATCTAATATAACAAATGCTCTAGGGTCAATAGTAGTGCGTCTATATGTTTCCATTTCCTTTTTAATTTGCTTTAAAACTGTGCGTTGTCTTTTTAAAATATTTTCTATAATAGCTGTATTATATTCATTATGAACGAATAATTTTGGTACCATACTTGCATA